TTGGCTACCAAGTCAACAAAATGCAAAAAGAGGATGCGGATAGCTACCGTGTCAATTCTTGGCGCGTAATGGAGGTATCTTTGGTATCTATTCCGGCAGATGAAAATGTTGGTATTGGACGTTCTAAAGATGTCACCACCGAAACCCAAATTGAAACTATCGAAACTAAGGAGACAGAAATGTCAGAAATCGATAAAGACGTTGTTGCAGCAGAAGCTCGTTCTGCTCGTGACAAAGAAGTCGCCGCAATCATTGAATTGGGCGCAAAACACAGCCGCAGCGACCTTGCTGCCAAAGCTGTTGCCGAACACAAAGACTTGAGCGAGTTCCGTGGTGAGCTTCTCGACGTAATCGGCAACAAGCCCCTCGAAGAAGCTGAAGTTGGCCTGACCAAAAAAGAAGTTCGTGAGTTTTCTGTTATGCGCGCTATCCGTGCAATGGCAAACCCGACTGACCGCAAGGCTCAAGAAGACGCTGCTTTCGAGCGTGAAGTATCTGAAGCCGCTCAAGCTGCTACCGGCCGTGAAGCCCGTGGCATCATGCTGCCGACTGAAGTTCTCCGCTCTTGGGCACAACGTGACATCAACACCTCGGACGACAGTGGCTTGATTGCTGAAGACTTCCGTGGCGGCGACTTCATCGACGTTCTTCGCAACGCTTCTAGCGTTATGGCTGCTGGCGCAACTATGCTGAACGGTCTGCAAGGTAATGTTGCTATTCCGAAAAAATCAGCCGCTTCGACTGCTGGTTGGATTGCAACTGAAGGTGCTGCCTCTAGTGAGAGCGAGCCTACCTTCGGTCAGGTTACAATGTCACCGAAAGTTGTCGGTGCGAACACGCAAATCACTCGTTTGATGATGCAACAGTCTTCGCTGGACATTGAAAACCTCATCCGTAACGACCTTGCTCAAGGCATTGCTTTGGCTATCGACGCTGGCGCATTGGCTGGCACCGGTTCATCTGGTCAACCTACAGGCATCAAAAACACTTCGGGCATTAATAACCCGACTGATTTTGCTGCTGCCAACCCGACCTTCGCAGAAGTTGTTGCAATGGAAACTGCCGTTGCCGAAGACAACGCTCTGCTGGGCAACTTGGCCTACATCCTTCCCGCCTCTATGTACGGCGCGCTGAAAACCACTGCGAAAGACGCTGGTTCAGGCCAGTTCGTAGTTGGCCCGGATGGTCAAATCAACGGTTACAACGCTGTTGTATCGAACCAAGTTACCGCTGGTGACTTGTATTTCGGTAACTTCGCCGACTGCCTGATTGGCATGTACGGTGGATTGGACATCGTTGCAGATCCGTACAGCAACAGCACGAGCGGAACTGTTTCCGTAACTGCTTTGCAAACGGTCGATGTTGCCGTTCGTCATGCTGTCAGCTTTGCTGTCAACAACGACGGTGCGTAAGCATTAGAGTGATGGAGAGGGGCTTCGGCCTCTCTCCTGACCTTTTCTATTAAGGGTGGAAATTATGTATTATCTTATTCTGAAAAACACAGTTGTAGCCGGTCAGCGCGTTCAAGCGGGTGACGTTATTGAAATCGCAGCAGACGAAGCGGCATCACTGTTGGCAATGGGTCGTGTAGAGCAGACAGAAGCTCCGCAACCCAAGAAAACTAAATCAACCAAGAAGACCACTAATCGGGCTGTGACCGATTTTGACACTCCCGAAGCGGAGTAGTGAATGGCCGTCGAGACCGCCACAGAACTGGAAATCTTTTTCAGCGCAGATGACTTCGGCGTAACGGCAACCTATACGCCGCTTGGTGGTTCTTCGTCTTCGGTTAAAGGTATCTATGACCACGAGTTCTATGAGGCAGAAGCTGGCGGAACTGTCGGTGTCGCTATAGAGCAGCCTATATTCACCTGTAGGACATCTGATGTTGCTAATTCCGCTGAGGGTGATGCCTTGGTAATCAACAGCGTTAATTATACCATTCGCGTTGTCCGTGATGACGGAACCGGCGTGACTGTTCTGGCGCTTGAGGAAGACTAATGGCACACGTCCGCAAGAGTATCCGCGACAACATCGCAACGACACTGACCGGTCTTACCACGACCGGCAGTAACGTATATGTTACCCGGCTATTTCCACTGGCGGCTGCAAAGCTGCCGGGCTTGTGCGTTTATACGCGCAACGAAACTATCCGTAACTCGACTATCCAGCCGCCGAGGACACAAGTTCGTAATCTTGAGGTTATCGTCGAAGCATATGTTCGCGGCACTGGGTCAGTTGATGATACGATCGACACGATTTCCGTTGAGGTAGAAGAGGCCCTTGCCACAGACCTAACTCGTGGCGGAAACGCCAAGGACACAACGGTCACAAGCTTTGAGGTTGACTACGACGGAGAGGGCGAGCAATCAATAGGTGTGGCGCGCTTCACTATCGCCGTTGATTATGCTACTTTAGAGAACGATATTGAAACTGCCGTTTAGGGTGATAATATGGCAAAGCGAATTACAGTTTACAAAGGCTCTGATACGATGGAAGTCTGGGAAGACAAAGTCGAGAACCTTGTGAAGAAGGGTTGGTCAACTGAGAAGGCCAAGCCTAAAAAAGCCGAGGTGAAGGCAAAAACACCAAAACCTGAAGCAACCGAAACCAATGAGGCATAGTTATGGCAACACATACAGGTAGCGAAGGAACGGTAAAAATTGGCTCAGACACCTTGGGCGAAATCCGTTCTTACACAGTCGAAAGCACGGGCGAGACGATTGAAGATAGCTCAATGGGCGACGCCGCTCGCACATATAAAGCTGGTCTGACGACGTTCACGGCATCTTTCGAAGTCTATTTTGACGAAACAGATACTGCACAAAACGCGGTTGACGCTGGTTCATCTGTCACTTTTTCTGTCTATCCAGAAGGTGCAGACTCTGGCGACACCTATTACACAGGCTCCGGCATTGTGACCGGTCGTTCAATCACCGCAACTTTTGACGGTATGGTTGAAATGTCTTTGAGCGTACAAGGCTCTGGCGTACTGACCGAAACAACCGTTTAACATATAAAAGACAAGGGGTGGCACTATGTCTAAATTAAGCGAGCGTATTCGCGCCAACAGAGACGGGCGCGAACGTCAAAGTATAGAAGTAGAGGAGTGGGGCGAAGACGGCACTCCTCTACAACTATATTTCGGCCCAGTAACCGGTCGTGATATAGACCGGGTTCAACGGAAGCATAATGACTTCCTGACGAACCCAACTATGGCTTCAATGGTTGATATGATTATCATCAAAGCCGAGGATACTGAAGGTGAGAAGCTGTTCACCATCGAGGACAAACAGGTTCTTTTGGGAGAGCCAATTTCCACTATTGGTAATGTCTTCGGTGCTGTCTTTAATGCTACAAGCATTGAGGAACAGGAAAAAAACTGAGAGGCGACCCGTTCAGGCTTAATCTGATTGCTTTGGCTGAGAAGTTAGGTAAGACGATAGACGAGATTGAACAAATAACATTAAGCGAATATAATGAATGGGTCGCTTATTATGCAATCTTGAAGGACGCGGACAATGGCTGATATAAATATTATTGTTGCCGCCCAGACGGAAGACGCCAGGCGTCAGTTAGCTCAACTTCAACAGCAAGTAAAAAACACGTCTAATCAATTCGGTAAAGCCAAGGGCGTACATAATCAGTACGGCAAACAGCTAGATAAAAATACTCGCGGCCTTTCGACTTTTGCGAAGTCTGGCTTGCAGCAAACTGGCTATCAGCTTGGTGACCTTGCAGTTCAGTTGCAGGGCGGCACCAGCTTTATGCAAGCTTTTGGTCAACAGGGTTCACAGCTTCTGCAAATCTTTGGGCCATTCGGTGCTTTGGCCGGTGCTGCTGTTGCTATTCTTGGCGCGCTAGGCACGGCCTTTATGAAGTCTAGGGGGCAGGTTGGCTCATTCTCTGAAGAACTTGAGGATCTCAACGAGCTTATCACCACAGGCAGCGGCCTAACCGGCACGGCCGAAGAACGTTACGAACGCTTGCAAAAAAGGTATGGCAAGGTAACCGAAGCTGTAAAGTCGTTAGCAAATGCTGAAGTAGCTCTAACAAAAATCAGAATTGAACAATCATTCGTCAAAACGCGCGGCGCTCTTATGGCGATGGCGAGCACTTTCCAAGATGTAAAAGAGGAAGTCAAAGACACTCGGACTAACTTCTTGGGGTTCACTCCTGAAGTAGAAACTAACAGGGCAAAAATACACAGTTTAGCTAAAGAATACGGTCTTACAAAAGATGGGGTGCACTTGCTTAATAAAGCTTTTGAGGAGTTCAAAGGCATAAAGACCGCTAATGAGGCGATTAAAAAGAGCGATGAAGTATTAGCAATATTTGCACAAAATGCTGAAGGCCCAGCAACCGAAGCGGCATTGAAGTTAAGAGAAGCTCTGGCTCAAATGGGTCTTTCCAGTGCTGAAATGGAGAGAGTGCTTGCAACGATGAATGCGAACAAAGGTGCGATTGAAGAAGTTACGCAAGCCACCAGCATCTTGGGTAAAGTATTTACCGCCACCACATCTGAAAATGAAGCGCTGGCAACATCGATAGCCGGTGCTATGGGGAACAGCTTCAAGAGCATTATAAACGGCACTAAAAGCGTTAAAGATGCATTTAAGAATATGGCTGCTGCTATCATTGATCAGTTGATTAACGTATTAATTGTACAAAGGCTTGTTGGTGTTGTTGGAACCACCAAAGGTATTGATGGAAAGATTACTGGCGGCACAGGTCTGGCTGGCATTCTATCTGGTACTAGCAAACGCGCAATGGGTGGCCCGGTAACAACCGGCCAAACATATTTGGTTGGTGAAAGAGGGCCAGAGCTCTTCACGGCCGGTTCCAACGGACGCATCATACCGAACAACCAAATGCAAGGTGGCGGCGCAACAGTCGTTCAGAACATCAATATTTCCACTGGGGTATCTCAGACTGTCCGCGCTGAGATTGCACAACTTATGCCGCAAATCGCCAACTCAGCCAAAGCTGCCGTGCTGGATGCGAAGCAGCGTGGCGGCACATTTAGCAAGGCGTTCTAATGGCATATTCTTATCCACTAACACTGCCGACAGTAACTGGCATCCGCTCCATCAATCTGCGAGCGCGTAATGTCGTTGGCATATCTCAATCGCCATTCACGCTAAAGCAGCAAGTGATTGCCCATTCGGGTCAGCAGTGGGAAGCAGAGATTACACTGCCGCCAATGACCCGCGCCGAAGGTGAGGAATGGGTGGCGTTTCTGGTTAAGCTAAAAGGTCAGCAAGGCACATTTCTGCTGGGCGACCCATCAGGCGCAACGCCACGCGGCAGCGCAGCGTCCACTCCCGGCACACCGCTAGTCAACGGCGCAGACCAAACAGGTGGCAGTCTGACCATCGATGGTGCGCCAGCTAGTGCATCTGGCTACCTGAAGGCTGGCGACTATATCCAGCTTGGCACATCATCGTCAGCAACGCTGCATAAGGTGTTGAATGATGTGACGACTAACGCATCAGGTGAAGCCGGTATAGACATCTATCCGTCTATTCGCACAGCACCAGCCGATGATGCTGCCGTTACTGTAAGCGATGCCAAAGGTGTGTTCCGTCTTGCCAGCAATGAGACAAACTGGTCAATCAATGAAGTAACGCATTTTGGCATTACCTTTGCCGCAGTTGAGGCCATAACGTGAGCCGCGATTTACCAACAGCACTTGCCACAGAATTACTGGCGGCAGAGATTACGCCGTTTTTTGCTGTGGAGTTATTCTTTCAGACATCCACATTGCGGTTCTGGTCTGGCTTGGGTGAGCAGACTATTGATGGTGATGTCTATGTCGGCAGTGGCAATATGCTTGCCATCTCGACCATTGACGAGACATCAGAAGTCGCGGCCAAAGGCGCGACACTTACACTGTCTGGCATACCTAGCGAACTTATCAGCCTTGCACTGTCTGAGCCGTATCAGGGTCGCAAGTGCAAGATTTACTTTGGCGCACAGAACGCCAACGGCGAGTTTCTGTTGCAGGAAAATGGGTCTTTGTTGCTCAATGAGGACGGGTCTGCATTTTCCATCGCAGGTGACACAGAAAGCGTAATGGCTGAGATATTCACTGGCTATATTGACCAGATGAACATTGACGAAGGCGCAGAGACATCGACCATTGCTGTCGGCGTTGAAAGCCGATTGATTGACTTGCAGCGTCCGCGTGTGCGCCGCTATACACACGAAAGCCAAAAATCGCGCTTTCCTAATGATTTAGGCTTCCAGTTTGTCAACGACTTGCAGGACAAGAAGTTTGCTTGGGGGCGGTGATGCGCCGAGCAGAATGGTCACATAACTTAGACGACTTGATTGACAGTCTGCGCGACAAGCCGTTTGCGTGGGGTGAAAATGATTGTCTGAACTTTGCTAATCAAGCGCATCTGGCTATGACCGGCAAGCCACTAGCATCGGATTGGTCGGGCAATTATAAGACAGCCTTTGGTGCAAAGCGGCATTATCTCAAGCTGCTCAAGACGCAAGGCTTTACCAGCATTGAGCAAGCCCTAGACAAAAGGCTGACACGAATACACGTTAAGCTGCCGCCGCGTGGTTCACTGGTCGGTCGCCCGGCAGATAATCAAGTTACACAGCTTGCGCTTGGTATTTGCATTGGTGACAAGGTAGCGTTTATTTCTGACGCAGGTGTGGTATTCTTACCGACACAGGCTGACGATATTTTCTGGGCGATTTGATATGTGGCACGTTTTACTTTTTTTACTATTCCTGCCGACTGCCGCAGAAGCTGGCCCGGTCGTTGCTGCTGTATCTTATTTGGCCAGTGCTGCGGCCACAGCATACGCTGCTGGAGGGTTTTTTGCCACGTTTGTCCATACTGTCGCGCTTTCGTTTGCATCTCGGCTTCTTGCGCCAGATATTAATGACATAAACGCTGGCAACAACCTGACTGGTTATGACGTAGCTGGTCTGTCACCAGCAGCAGACCACGCTATTGTTTATGGCAAGACTAAGGTCGGCGGCGCGATTGTTTACAAGGAAACAACGAACAGCAATAAAGATTTGCACATTCTAGTGGCACTGGCTGGTCACGAGATTGAAAGCGTTGAAGAAGTATATCTGAACGACGAGCAGTTGACGTTTGCATCAGGTCTGACAACGACATTGCAAACATCAACCGCGCCAGATAAGTATGACAACAAAGTCTATTGCGCGGCGTTTCTTGGCGCAGACAATCAATCGGCAGCTAGTGAACTGGTTACAGTGTCAGGTAACCTATGGACAAACGACCACACGCTTTCTGGCATTGCCTATCTTTACATTCGCCTAGAGTTTGACCAAGAAGCGTTCCCGCAAGGTGAGCCGCAAATCTCTGCCGTGATTAAGGGCAAGAAGGTTTATAACCCGAATACGGAAACGACAGCTTGGTCAGCAAACGCGGCCTTGTGCTTGCGTGATTACTTGACGTCTGGATATGGCATCAATGCGGACAGCGATGAGGTTGACGATACATCGTTCATCACAGCATTGAATGTCTGCGATGATGACGTAACACTGGCCGCTGGCGGCACCGAGAAACGCTATGAGGTTAATGGTTCATTTACGACAGGGACACAGCCAGACAAGATTATTGAAAGCATAACCAAATCAATGGCTGGGTCTGTCTGGTATGCACAGGGCAAGTTCCGCGTCAAAGCTGGCGCATATACAACGCCAGTTTATACATTCGATGAAGATGATTTACGCGGCAATCTACAGATACAGACGCGCCGCAGTCGCCAGCAGAACTTTAACATCGTCAACGGCAAATTCTCTGGTGAAGAAAGCAACTGGATGCAGACTGACTATCCAGAGGTTCGCTTGAGTGCCACGACAATTACAGAGATTGATGGCGGTGAAGAAATTAAGACTAGCTTGGATTTGCCATTTACATCGACCAGCACAATGGCACAGCGTATTGCTAAAATCTTGCTGTTCCGCAATCGTGAACAGATTGTGGTCAACGCCACGATGGGGCTTCGCGCAATGCAGGTTCAAGTTGGCGACATTATCAAGCTGACGAATACACGCGCCGGGTGGACGGAGAAAACATTTGAGGTATTGGCTTGGCAGTTTGCACCGACAGGCGACACGATGCTTGAGGTCAATCTGACGCTAGGCGAAATCAGTTCGGCTGTTTATGACTGGTCTGCCGAAGAAACCGCATTTGAAAGTAATAACACATCTTTGGCTGATGCGTTTGTTGCGCCGCCAGTTAGTGTAAATGTTGTGACCGAAGCGCGTGTGATTAACGAAGGCGTGTTCACCGTCTTGGGCGTGACTATTGATTCAGCTTCACCAGAG